GGGCTACGGAGAGGACTATGGGGTGCCCAAGCCTGTCATCAAGGACTGGAACAGCCTGACCTACGAGGAATACGCTCACCGCTGCTCTGAGGACGTGAAGATCAACTGGCGTCTGTGGCGTGACTTGCAACTTAAACTGAGGAAACTCTATGGAGAATAATCATATTGCCGTTTGGTTTTCTTGTGGGGCTGCGAGTGCAGTTGCCGCTAAACTAACGTTGGACCTTTATGGGCACGCGCACAAGGTCTCGATTATCAACAACCCTATTAGAGAGGAACACGAAGATAACCAAAGGTTCCTGAAGGATGTCGAGGTTTGGCTCAAGCATCCCATAGAATTTGCAACTAGGTCTAAATACCCCAACCAATCTTGTGAAGAGGTATGGGAAGACCGTCGTTATATGTCTGGAGTCAGTGGGGCACCTTGCACCCTAGAACTTAAGAAGAGGGCTAGGCAGGAGTGGGAGTCCGTAAACAAGCCGGATTTTACAGTCCTTGGGTTTACCGCAGAAGAGGTGGGTCGGGCAGACAGGTTCCGCTTAACAGAACGAGACACCTTGCTTACACCACTGATTGACTTCGGTTATGATAAGCAGAAGTGCTTCGACATTATACAAGAGGCGGGTATAGAACTTCCAGCTATCTACAAGATGGGATACCCTAACGCAAACTGCATTGGCTGTGTCAAAGCTGGCTCCGCCACTTACTGGAATTTGGTGAGGGAAACCTTTCCAGATGTCTTTGAAAAGAGGTCTAAACAATCTCGGGACATTGGGGCTAAACTTGCCTATTATAAAGGTAAGAGGGTTTTCCTAGATGAACTCCCAAAAGATGCGAAGGGCAGGAGCCTAAAGAACTACAATTTTGAGTGTGGCATATTCTGTGAGGAAAAATGACAGACCTAAGTGAAGGCGCGTGGCGTTTGATTGACTACCTGACCTTTAAGATGCAGTGTGCCCGTGAGCAAGAGGCCCTTGGGTGGAAACTTGATGTAGAACGTTGTCAGGCAGCATACGACGAGATCATGGCACTGAAGGAAGAGAAGGAGGAACAACTAGCTGATGCAATGCCTAGGCGGATCTTGACCACACTCAAGACACGACCGAAGGTGCTGCACAAGAAGGATGGCTCTCTGTCAGCCCACGGTGAGAATTGGGTGTCGTTGTGTAAAGAGCAGATGATGCCAGATAGTGTGCAGTCGCTTACCGTTGTAACTGGCGAAGAGCGTGGCAACCCTAACTCTACAGATCAGGTCAAGCAGTGGTTGTTTGGTCTGGGATGGAAACCTAAGACTTGGAAGTTTGTGCGCGACAAGAAGACTGGTGAAGAGCGTATGATCGAACAAGTCCGTAAAGATGGAGAACTATGTGAGAGTGTTCGTGATCTTATTCCTCTCGATCCTGCTGTGGGGCTTCTTGATGGCCTTACTGTCCTGTCTCATCGGGCAAGTATTCTGAAGGGTTTCCTTGAGGGCCATAAGGATGGGTATCTTAAGGCTGAGATAGCTGGACTTACCAATACGCTACGGTTCAAGCATATGAAGCCTCTGGTAAACCTTCCGGGCGTCGATAAGCCCTATGGTGACGTTATCCGGGGGGTGCTTACTTGTCCCGAAGGTTATACGCTGTGTGGCTCAGATATGACCTCTCTGGAGGACACTACTAAGCGACACTACATGAAACCTCTCGACCCTGACTATGTGGAAGAGATGTCTCGGGATGGGTTTGACCCTCACCTTGACCTTGCACTATTTGCTGGCGACATCACTCAGGAGGAAATTGATGACTACAACCAAGGTAAGCGTCCAGATATCAAACATCTGCGGAAAGCATATAAGGTGGTCAATTACAGCGCAACCTACGGCGTGGGGGCACCAAAGCTCGCAAGGGAAACTGGTAAAAGCCCCAAAGAAGCAAAAACTCTTCTTGAAGCATTTTGGCAGCGTAATTGGTCAATCGAAACAATCGCTAAAAACCTCCGTGTAAGAGAGATCGGTGGTGGAATGTGGCTGCACAATCCTGTCAGTGGTTTCTGGATTAGCCTACGCAGTGACAAAGACAGGTTCTCAAGTCTGAACCAAAGCACTGGTGTCTTCTGCTTTGATAGCTGGGTGGCTATTTGTCGTAAAAATGGCTTACAGACTATAGGTCAGTTTCACGATGAAGTTATTGCTCTGGTGCCAGCAGGACAAGAGCAGGCAGTAAACGACACCATGAAGCAGGCTGTGCAGAAGGTGAACGAGAAGCTAAAGCTGAATGTGCCACTAGGCTGTGACGTTCAGTTCGGTCAGACTTACGCTGAGATCCACTAACCAGAAGGGTCAGATCCACGATACTGATTCTTTATTGCAACACTAAACACACAACGCGCTATAGGCCAAGTTTATTTACTCGGTTTGCTTGCGAACTGCCGAAAAAAGTGCCTATAGTATATTACCAATAGCCGTGAAAGGAACTCGACGATGGCTAAATACACAATGGAAATGGTCTTGGAATACGCCAAGGTTTTCCCCGAGAACGCTGATATGGGCAACCCTGATGGTCCCCGTGCAGCACAAGCAGTCCACGAAAAGGGTGGGCAGTATATCGTAAATGCTTACTTCACAGATCAAGGTCAGATCGACCGCCTCCTAGAAGATGGCCTAGACCCAACCCCAATGAACTCTCAGCGCATCTTGGATGGTAACGCAGAGTTTGGCATCGGTAAGTATATTAAGCTGAAGCGTCCTGTCCCTGACAACATCAAGACCTTCGATAACAAAGGTAAGTCAGTTGATGTCAACTACGGCGGTGCGCCCGGTGTCGTTGATCTTCGTGACCCTGACAACAAGCGTTGGTGGTCGTTTGAAGAAGATGGCCCCTTGGGTAATGGAACCCGCGTTATGGTCCAGTTTGAGGTCTACAGCAAAGGTGCAGGTGTTCGACTGGTGAATGTCGGTGTCGTAGAGCATGTGCCTTACGAGCCTATGACTAGCAACCAAGACGATGAACTTTTTAAGGTGGCATGATGCGAGTAAATATCGAATTCTATTTTGATGAAGCTGAAGATGGTGTCTCAGGTGCTGCTACCTTTACCCGAGACAATATAGAAGACCTATACACCATGGCACAACTCATGACTAATGCTATGCGAGGTGCAGGTTTTAGTTATGTCGTCAACACTGGCTTTGAGAAAGACGACGGTAGTGTAACCTTCGGGGAGTTCTAGTATGATTAGTGGGAAGGTATTGGTAGACGGTGATATAGTTGCGTATCGGGCAGCCTTCTCCACTCAAGACTTGTTCCCTCGGGATGCGGAAAGTAAGGTAGATGACCTTATGGAACACATCTTGGGGGAAACCCTGATGTTTCACAGTCCAAATGAGTATCAAGTCTTCCTGACAGGTTCAGGTAATTTTAGGCACGATATTGCTAAGTCCCACCCATATAAGGGCAATAGGCGGGATGCACCAAAGCCTATACACCTGCCAACAACAAGGGCGAGACTGGTAGATAATTGGGGCGCTACTATAAGCGAGGGGGAAGAAGCTGACGATCTTATCGGTATTGCAGCCACAAAGTATGGCCCAGATACTGTCGTCGCGTCCATTGACAAGGACATGCTTCAGATCCCTTGCAGGCACTTTAATTTTGTTAATAACGTGTGGAGTGAAGTCAGCGAGTTTGGGGGCACTAAGTTCTTCTATAAGCAGATCCTGACGGGAGACACAGCAGACAATATCGTAGGTCTGTTCCGTGTGGGTCCAGTTAAGGCTGAGAAGATCTTGGAGGGCTGTCAGAGTGAAGAAGAGATGTGGGAAGCTGTCGTTAAGGCGTATGATGGTGACACAGAACGAGTAGTAGAGAATGCTAGGCTGTTATGGCTTAGGCGCAAGGAAGGTGAAATTTGGCATCCCCCGGCATAAAGTATGGCTACAGGTCTGGCCTAGAGGTCAAAGTATCGGATCAACTTAAAGAAGCCGGGATCGACTTTGAGTATGAGTCTTTCAAGATTGAGTATGAGGTTCAAGAGTTCAGAAAGTATACGCCAGACTTTAGGCTTCCTAACGGCATCATCATTGAGACCAAAGGTAGATTTGTCGCCGCTGACAGGAAGAAGCATCTGCTGGTGCAACAACAACACCCTGACCTTGACATCAGGTTTGTCTTTACTAACTCTAAGGCTAAGTTGAACAAGGGTGCCAAGTCAACGTATGCAGATTGGTGTCGTAAGAACGGCTTCTTTTTTGCGGATAAGTGGATACCCGAGGAATGGTTAAATGAAACTGCTAACAAGAGTAAATGATCGGCTGGCACTTAAGTCTACACCCTACACACCACAGGAGATTGACGAACATGAAAATGCTGGCCGTATTTGGGCGACTATTGCACAGTGTAAAAGGGAAGCTCAAGAAGCAGGACGACAATCTTGGGACGATGGTTACTGGGCAGGGGTCCACGACAGAAACAGCAGCCCCTAAGACTTTGATCTGGGGCATTATGGATGGGCCATATCATGTCGATGATTTCCCAGAAGAAGAACTTGAGTATATGGGAATTGAAGATGGCTATGAATGGATGCTAGTCTGTAAGATCGAAGAGAATGGTCAGATCAGTTTAGCTAACTTTTGGTATCCGTCCTTAAACGAAGCCCTGTCCGTCAAGTATTACTTCGACAATAACATCGAACCATTGGAGATCGAAAATGGAGGCTGAGTTTGTTAAACATGAGTAAGAAGAAAACAGCGGTAGTATTTAGCTGCGCCCACTCTGACCCCTCGGTAGGAAATGAACGCTTCGATTGGTTGGGTCGTTTCCTGTATGACTTGAAACCTGACATGGTATTTGACTTGGGTGATGGCGCTGACATGCGGTCGCTCAACAGTTACGACACTCGTTACCCACAAGCCATTGTCACACAAAGTTACGAAGAGGACATCAACACCTACAACGACGCCCAAGAACGATTGCGTTGGGCTTTCCGTTATCATAAGCGTAAGCGTCCCTTCTGGGTTGGATTTGAGGGCAACCATGAAAATAGAATCAAAAAGGCTATCGCCCAAGACCCAAGACTTGAGGGACAAAAATACGGGGTATCCTTCAGCCATCTTCAGACAAAAGTCTGGTTCGATGAATACCATGAATACCGCAATAGTGCCCCCTCCATCGCTGATTACGCTGGGGTATCATACGCTCATTACTTTAGTTCTGGTAACTATGGTTCAGCTACTTCTGGTGTTCACCATGCTTATGCCGTTCTCCAGAACCGCAACCATAGCTCTACTTGTGGCCACAGCCATAAGCGTTCTGTTTACTTTAAGGACTCTGCTCATCCTACGCCGATCATTGGCATGGTGGTGGGTTGCTACAAAGGGGCAGAAGAGGGCTGGGCAGGGCAGGCAAACAATGATTGGTGGCACGGAGTGGTTGTAAAGCGTGAACTTGAGAATGGTTCTTATGAGCCTGAGTTCATCTCTATGGAGAGGTTGAAGCAGCAGTATGGGTAAGAGGTCCAACTTTGATAGGGTGCCTAGAGACTACTACCCGACCCCTATCGAAGCTGTGGGGCCTCTGATCGACCACCTACCTTATAGTTTTGACTACGTTGAACCGTGTGCTGGTGACGGTAGGTTGGTCGATCATATTACTAAGCTGACTGGGGGTGCTGGGGAATGCCTCTACATGGGCGACATAGAGCCTCAAGACCCTCGTGTTAAGCGGTGTGATGCCCTTCAGCTAGACTTAGGTGGTTATGGTGTCGTTGACTTCTGCATCACCAACCCGCCTTGGGACAGAAAGTTCCTGCACCCGTTTATTGAGCATTGGCTTGGCATTTGCCCTACTTGGCTTTTGTTCGATGCAGATTGGATGCACACTAAACAGTCAGCTACCCTTATGACATACTGCCGCAGTATCGTATCTGTTGGTCGTGTTAAGTGGATTGAGGATAGCAAGGGCACAGGAAAAGACAACTGCTGCTGGTATCTATTTGATGCCTTCGGTGGGACGGAAACAAGGTTTTATGGAAGGATGGTGTAGATGATTAATGGAGACGACATAGAAGCCTTTGAGACCTTGTATGGGTATTGGGGTTGTGATTATGACACTAAAGCTCGTGTTCAGAACATGACACCGATGTCTATGGTCAAAGAGTTCGCAAGTGAGACCGGACAGAACCCTCAGCCCCATTTGTATGCTACCTTGATTGCTGAGGAAGCAGATGAGTGGCGGTCTGAATACCAACGTGATACTAAAGAAGAACAACTAAAAGAACTGGCTGACCTAGTATATGTGATCTATGGTTTTGCTAATGCTAAGGGTTGGGATCTTGACGAAGCTATCCGACGTGTCCATGTGAACAATGTAGGTCGTTGCATCCAACCTGATGGCACTATACATCGACGTGAAGATGGCAAGATCATTAAGAACCCAGATTACCCAGCAGTAAATCTAAACGACTTGACGCAAGAACAATAAGAGGAATACATGAACAACTATCTTCCCACTGATTACCAAAACTTTATTGCAACCAGCCGCTATGCCCGTTGGCTCCCCGAAGAGAACCGCCGCGAGAACTGGTCCGAGACTGTCAGCCGCTACCTTACTAATGTTGTCCTTCCTATCACCCGCGATGAGATTGTCCTTGACGATCTGGAAGAGGCCATCCTTAACCTTGAGATCACACCTTCCATGCGGGCTATGATGACCTCTGGCCCCGCTCTTGAGCGTGACAACACCTGTGCATACAACTGTAGCTACCTGCCTGTAGACGACCCTAAAGCCTTCGATGAGGCCATGTTTATTCTGCTGTGTGGCACAGGCGTAGGCTTCTCTGTTGAACGACAGTATGTGAATAAGCTACCTGAAGTGCCTGAGCGTCTGTTTGCCTCTGATGATGTGATTGTAGTGGCTGACAGCAAAGAGGGTTGGGCTAAGGCATACCGTAAGGTATTGGCCCTTCTGTGGGCTGGTGAGGTGCCTAAGTGGGATGTCTCTAAGGTTCGCCCTGCTGGTGCTAAACTCAAGACCTTTGGTGGTCGTGCATCTGGCCCAGCGCCTCTGGTAGAGTTGTTCAACTTTACTATCGGTAAGTTCAAGGCTGCACAGGGTCGTAAGCTGTCGTCTATCGAATGTCACGACATCATGTGTAAGATTGGTGAGGTTGTTGTCGTTGGTGGTGTTCGTCGGTCAGCAATGATCTCTTTGTCTAACTTGTCTGATGATCGTATGCGTCATGCTAAGAGTGGCCAGTGGTGGGAGAACAATGCTCAACGCGCCTTGGCTAATAACTCTACCTGCTACACTGAAAAACCTGATATGGAAACTTTTCTCCGTGAATGGACAGCCCTAGTAGAAAGTAAGTCAGGTGAACGAGGGATCTTCAATCGACAAGCAAGTCAAAAGCAAGCAGCTAAGAATGGTCGTCGTAACCCCGAGTGGGAATTTGGCACCAACCCTTGCTCAGAGATTATCCTGCGTCCGTATCAGTTCTGTAACCTTACGGAGGTGGTTGTTCGAGCAACGGATTCTATTGAAGACCTAGAGCAGAAAGTGAAGTTGGCGACCATCCTTGGGACCATCCAGTCTACTTATACTAACTTTCCCTACTTGCGTAAGAAGTGGAAGGACAACACTGAAGAAGAGCGTTTGTTGGGCGTGAGCTTGACGGGCATTATGGATAATCCGCTGATGACCAGCAAGAACGCAGGATTGGACAAAACTCTTGAGCGTCTTCGCCTCGTTGCCATTGCTACTAATGCTGAATGGGCTGATCGTCTTGGCATCCCTCGGTCTGCTGCAATCACTTGCGTCAAGCCATCCGGCACAGTCAGTCAGTTGGTCGATTCTGCTTCTGGCATCCACGCTCGTCACAGTGATTACTATATTCGAACTGTTCGAGGCGACAACAAAGATCCTCTGACGCAGTTTATGAAAGGCGAGGGTTTTCCGTATGAGCCTTGTGTGATGAAGCCTGAGACTACGACAGTCTTTAGTTTCCCGCAGAAGGCTCCTGATGGCGCTATTACCCGTAACGACATGACTGCTGTTGAACAACTGGAGACGTGGCTTATCTATCAGCGTAATTGGTGTGAACACAAGCCTTCGGTAACTGTGTCTGTGCGTGACGAGGAGTGGATGGAGGTTGGTGCCTTTGTCTACAAATACTTTGACGAGATGTCTGGCGTGTCGTTCTTGCCACACTCGGACCATACCTATCAGCAAGCACCTTATCAGGATGCGACAAAAGATGAGTATGAAGCGCTCTTGGCTACTATGCCAGCTAAGATAGACTGGTCTAAGTTGTCAGAGTATGAGACTGAAGATCAAACTAAGTCTAGCCAGACTTTCGCTTGTTCTGGTGAGACCTGTGAAATCGTAGATCTTACCTAAAACAGTAATCTGCGGAGTTTATCATGCGTATTCTCCGCAGATTTATCGAATACAGTAAGGGACCATAAGATGGCTAAATGGGATTTGAGTAAACTGTTCTCTAGTAGGCAGCCTAAAGAGTTGCCGTGGATCGTAGAAGGTAAGAAGGTCTTCGGTCTACATGAGGGACGAGACAAGACTGAGTTGACGGCATGGCTTAAGAGCGACGGACAGCGGCTAGGAGACACAGAGAAGCTACCTTGGTGTGGTGACTATGTTGAGACAGCTATCAAGAACAGTCTGCCTGATGAACCATTCACAGGGGCCGTGGGGAAGAACCCATATTGGGCTAGGAATTGGCTTAAGTTTGGTAAGGAGTGTCCTCCCAACTATGGCGCTGTTGTCGTGTTCTCTCGTGGTAATGGTGGTCATGTAGGTTTTGTCGTCGGTGAAGACGCAGACGAATACTATGTATTGGGTGGAAATCAGAGTAATATGGTGAACGTAACCCGCATCTCAAAGACTCGGACACTAGGTTTCCGTTGGCCACTGACTTACCCATATCAACAGAAATCTCTTCCCCTGATGGAAGCTGGTAAGATCCCACGGACTACTAACGAATTCTAAACAAGGAGCGGAGCGACATGGAAATCCTATTCTTATCTATCCTATTGGCATGTATGCTTGTGTTTGCATATTCTTTTATGGAGTAACGATGCAACAGAAACCAAAGCCTCGGACCCGTCGTGTATCCACTAAGCACGACGAAAAGAAATCGGCTATAGAACTTGTCCCCCGTAATCAGAAACAACAAGATTATTTACAGGCTCTTAAGACATCAAGTCAGGTCGTTGTCTTTGGGCCAGCGGGAACAGGTAAGACCTACTGTGTATCTACATATGCCGCCAACCAGTATCATCTTAAAGAGATCGACAAGATCGTCATCACACGGCCACACGTAGCTGTAGGTAAGGATATTGGGTTTCTTCCGGGGACACTTGAGGAGAAGG